TACAAGAACGAATTGCAGAAAATATGCCTACGATAGAACAACCAGACTTTTCACAATTTGTACGAAGAGAAGATATCCCAACATTAATACCAGACGTTCCTACAGGCAGAGAATTTTCTATAGATATGCCTGATGTATCTAAGTTTGTAACCCAAGAAGATATTAATAGAGCTATTGCTGGTATTGATATACCAACCTATCAAGCTCCTGATTTATCTAGTATTGATACAAGACTTGCAGATTTAGAAAGAGGACTACTAGATTTAAGAGAGCCAACAGGCAGTAGATTTTCAATATCACAACCTAGACCAATGGGATTATTTTAATGTCAGTATCACACGAAGAAGTAGTTAAGGCTGCACAAGCAGAACAAATATTAACATCAGAAGTTTTTAAAGAAGCAATAGAAAATCTTAAAAACGAATATATAACCCATTGGTTAAATTCAAGAGAAATAGATGATGTTACTGCTAGAGAAGATATCCACAGATCATTATTACTATTACCAGAAGTTGAAAGACATCTGCGTATCATTGCAGAAAAAGGCAAACTAACAAAAGCTAATATAAACAAAATTAGAAAAATAGGCTAAACCTTCCCTTTTTACACATTATTAAGCTAAAATACCCTTAAATACATTAAGGAGTATTTATTATGGCAATAACGGATAAACCGACTGCTTTACAAACTGATAAGGAAGTTACTACTTCTATGTTTGAAAGTTTCTTAACCCCTGAAGAGGACAAGGTTGAGGATGCAGTCACAGAAACAGAAGAAGTAACTGAAGAAGAAGTCCTTGAAGAAGAACTTGAATCACCTGAAACTTTTGAAGAAGATGTAGAAGATGATGAAGGGTTTGACGATGAGGACGAAGAACTAGATGAAGAACAAACCGATGTTGAAGAGGAAGCCTTGCAACCTCAGACATTTACAGTAAAAGTAGATGGTCAAGAAGTTGAGGTGACGCAAGATGAACTTATCAACGGATATTCTCGTCAGCAAGATTATACGCGCAAGACACAAGAACTCTCTCAACAGCGTAAGACTATTGAGCAGCAGCAAGCAGAGTTAGCGCAAAGAGATGCGATTTATTCGCAGTTGTTACCGAAGATGGAAGCCCAATTAAAGGGCGAATTGGCTAACGAACCAGATTGGAACGCTTTGTATGAAGATGATCCTGTTGGTTATGTTCGCGAAAAACAGCTTTGGGATGAAAAAAAAGAAAAGCTTAGTGCTGTAAGTGCTGAACAACAAAGACTTCAACAAGAAGCCTTTGCTAGACAGCAAGAACAAATTGCAAAAGCAGTTGAATACGGCAACCAAAGACTTCTTGAAATAATCCCAGAATGGCAAAACCCAGAGGTTGCTGCCAAAGAAAAAGCTGCTATTAGCGAATATGCAATGAGGGAGTTGGAATATACTCCTGAAGAAATACAACAGGTTTATGATTATCGTGCTTTGCTTGGTTTAAGAAATGCTTGGTTAAACTCTAAAACAGTTGCAGCCACAAAGAAAAAACCAACACAAAAAGCACCAGCAAGAGTGGCTAGACCTGGTACGACTAACCGACCAAAATCGGCAGCTCCTGTGAAGAAAGCAAAACAAAGGTTGGCCAAAACTGGAAAAATTCAGGATGCGGCTAAAGTATTTGAACAATTAATTTAATTTTAAAGGAATATAAAAATGGCTAAAGTAACTAACGCTTTTGACACATATTCGGCTACTGCTGACAGAGAAGATTTAAGTAATATTATTTACAACATCTCTCCTATGCAAACTCCGTTTATGTCATCAATTGGTAAACGAAATATTAAAAACGTAGTGTTTGATTGGCAAACAGAATCATTACCTACTCCAAGTGCAAGTGGTCAGCTAGAAGGTTTTGAACTTTCAAGAGCTGCTGCTACAGCTACAACAAGAGTAAGTAATGTTGCAATGATCTCATCAAGAGATGCAACTGTAACTGGATCACAAGACGCTTCAGACCCAGCTGGTAAGAGATCAGAAATGGCTCACCAACTAGCTATTATGGCTAAGGCTCTTAAAAGAGACATGGAAGAAGCTCTATGTAAAAATGGCGCTAAAACAACTGGTGATGCTACAACAGCTAGGGTAACTGGTGGTTTTGAATCATGGATTACATCTAACGATTCAAGGGGTACTTCTGGTGCTTCTACTGGTGGCGGTGCTGCTCCAACAGACGGAACTCAAAGAGCTTTAACTGAAGATCTACTTAAAGATGTTTTACAACTTGCTTTTACAAATGGTGGCGAGCCATCAATGGCAATTTGTGGACCACATAACAAACAAGTTATTTCTGGTTTCACAGGTAGAACACAGGCTAGACAATTTGTTGATGCTAATACTGTTGAAGCTTCAGTATCAATCTACTCATCTGACTTTGGTGAACTAAAAATCGTTCCATCAAACAGATCAAGAGAAAGATCATTACTGTTAGTAGACCCAGAATTTGCCAAAGTATCATATCTCAGAGATTTCAAAACTGTTGATATTGCTACTATTGGTGATGCTGAAACAAAAATGATTGTTGTTGAGTATGGGTTAGAAGTATCTAACGAAGCTGCTCACGGAGTCGTTGCTGATTTATCAACATCATAATATTGATATATAGCTTAAAGGGATGTTTCGGCATCCCTTTTTTTTGTGCTAAAATCTCTACATGGCAAAAACTACATTAATAGATCATAGACAAGGTATTAAATCTATCTTTGCTACAGAAGATGACAAGGTTGTTTATCAAACCAAACAAGACATACAACCAACATTAGACTATGTAAAACAATTATCTGAACATAAACCAGGTAAAGATTTTCGTCATGTAGCAGAAGTTCCCATGGTAATATATCAAAAAGCTTTAAGAGAAGGCTGGGCAAAAGATTCTGCACAATGGAAGAAATGGTTAAACCATTCAGATAACAAACCCTTTAGGACATGGAAAGGTAAAGTATGACATACGATGAATTAAAAACTAATATTGCAAATTTCTTAAACAGGTCAGATTTAACAGACCAATTAGACTTTTTTATTGATGCAACAGAAGCAGAGTTCAATAGAAGATTAAGAACTAAGGATATGATTAAACGGGCAACTGCTACAGCAGATGCACAATATATGTCATTACCAACAGATTGGTTAGAAGCTATCAATGTAGAAATTACATCAAATGATTTTAGACCATTGTTTCAACAGTCTATTGAGTCATTAGATGTGTATAGAAAATCTAATAACAATGTAACTGGTCAACCAATTTATTATGCAATTGTAGACAATTCATTAGAATTAGCACCTACCCCTGATGCAAGTTATACGCTACAATTAACATACTATGGCACTATTGATGCTTTAAGCAGTTCTAATACAACGAACTTTATATCCACAGGATATCCAGATGCTTACTTATATGGTGCTTTAAAACACGCTTCTATCTATCTAATGGAAGATGAAAGAGTGCCGTTATTCACAGCACAATTTGAAAAAGCATTAGAAGAGATGAGAATGGAACAAGAGAAAGCAGAATTTGGCAAAGGATCTCTAATACAAAGAAGAAGAACTTATGGCAAGTCTGGTAAAAAAATGTATTATTGGAATAATAATTAGGAGATAAAATGGCTGGATTTAGTGATTATTTAGAGGATAAAGTATTAGACCATGTATTTGGTGGTAATGCTTATACAGCACCATCAACATTATATGTTGCTTTATATACTGTAGCACCTACAGATACAGGTGGTGGTACAGAAGTATCAGGCGGTGCTTATGCAAGACAAACTGCTGCATTTACCGTATCTGGTACTGATCCTACCACAGCAACTAACTCAGCTGCGGTTGAATATCCAACAGCTACAGCAGACTATGGCACAGTCGTTGCAGTTGGTATATTTGATGCTTTAACAAGTGGTAATCTAATGGCCTATGCAAACTTAACAGCTTCTAAAACTGTAAGTTCAGGCGATGTATTTAGATTTGACGCTGGCGATTTAGATATAACATTAGCGTAATATCATGGCCTCAGTAGGCTATGGCTTATACACATACGGAAAGTCCAATTACGGAACTCCTGTATATCATTTTGGTGCAGCCACAATAGCACAAACATCATCTGCTACAGCAGATGGTAGATTTGTAATTACTGGTGCATCAACCATATCAGCAGTTTCTTCTGCAACAGCAACAGGTAGACAGATAGATCGCGGACAAGCGGTTATTAGTGCAGTATCTAGCGTTACAGCATCTGGTACACAAATTGATAGAGGTGTTGCAACCATATCAGGAACATCTGGATTCACAGCTGTTGGTATACAAATAGATTTAGGATCTGCAACTATAACTGCAACTTCTAATGTAATAGCCACAGGTACACAAATAGACCGTGGTGTAGTTATAGGACCAGTCGTATCAGGTATGACAGCTACAGGTAGATTTACTGTAGTCGGTGAAGGAACATTTGCAGAAACCAGTGGATTTGATGCAACAGGTGGACTTGTTAGAACAGGTATATCTGTAATTGCACAAACAAGTGGATTTAATGCAGTTGGTGGTCTAAAATGGGAAGATATTATTGTTCCTGGTGAGACTTGGACCGATCAAATAGTAGCAGACGAAACTTGGACAGAACAAACTAATCCAAGTACATCATGGACAAACTTAGGCGAACAAGACGCAGCTTAGAGGAATTTTTTTATGGCAGATACATTTACAACTAATTTAAACTTAACCAAACCAGAAGTAGGCGCATCTACTGATACTTGGGGTACAAAGATTAATAATGATCTTGATACAGTAGACGGATTATTTAGTGCTACTGGTACTTCAGTAGCTATGAACCTAGACGGAGCAGTTATAGATAGCTCTGTCATTGGTGGTACAACCCCAGCAGCAGGTACATTCACAACCCTTACAGCTAATACTTCGATTACAGGCACACTAGCTACAGCAGCTCAACCTAATATTACAAGTGTTGGTACGCTAACAGGTTTAACAACTACAGGCGATATTAACTTTGGCGATAGCGACAAAGCTGTCTTTGGTGCTGGTTCAGATTTACAGATTTATCATGATGGTTCTAATAGTTATATAGAAGAAAATGGTACAGGTGATTTATATGTAAAGGCTACACAACTAGTTTTATCAGATTCAGCAGGAGCTAATTATTTAGTAGGTTTTAGTGGTGGTAGTGTTAATCTTTATCATAATGGTAGTTCAAAACTATCCACAAGCTCAACAGGTATAGACGTAACAGGTACAGCAGTAACAGACGGTCTTACTTCAAGTGGAAATATAAATCTTGATTTAGCAACTCCTACAGTTATTTTTAAAGAATCAGGTGCAGCTAAATTTTTTATAGGTGAAAGTTCTGCTGTAGGTGGTGGTTCAGGTTTTTATGATATGTACGCTGCTGCTGGATTAGGTCAAAGATTTTTTACTGGTGCAGCAGAAAGAATGCGTATTGATTCTTCAGGCAACGTTGGAATTGGTACGAGTACAATTAGACTTAGTGAAAAATTGCACGTTCTAGGTCAAGGTATTGTTACTTCAAGTGCTGAAGATACAAATATGGGATTATTTGGAACTTTTGGCAGTTCAACACAAATTATTGGTTCGTTTAATAATATTCCTGTAATATTTCGTCAGAATAATACAGAAAAAATGCGTATTGATAGTTCAGGCAAGGTGTTGGTGGGAAATACATCATCAGGTGGTTCAGGTAAATGTCAGGCTGATATTGGCTTTGATGCTCAAGATGGTTCTAATACTACGTCAATTTCAATAAGGAATTATTCTTCAGCAGCTAATTCTGGCAGTATAATAGTTGATCCTGATAATGTAGGTGCAAGTAGTGTAATGTATTTTGGTATTGATGGTATTGCACCATCCAAAATGAGGTTAGATTCTGCTGGTAGATTAAATATTGACCAAGTAGATACAAGGTTTGGAACTGGTGCTTTAAATATTACAGGAACTGTTGGTGCATCTAATACCGCAATACAATTTAGACATAATGCAAGTACTATAGTGGGAACTATTGTTACAACTGCATCATCTACTGCATACAACACATCATCAGACTACAGATTAAAAGAAAATGTAGATTATACTTGGGATGCTACAACTAGATTAAAACAATTAAAACCAGCTAGATTTAATTTTATAGATGATGATACTAATACGTTAGTAGATGGTTTCTTGGCTCACGAAGTACAAGACATAGTTCCTGAAGCTATTACTGGTGAAAAAGATGCAATGATGGATGAGGAGTATGAAATTACTCCAGCAGTATTAGGTGCTGATGGAAGTATTGTTACTGAAGCTGTTATGGGTACACATTCAGTACCTGACTATCAAAGCATAGACCAAAGTAAATTAGTACCATTGCTAGTAAAAACAATACAAGAATTAGAAGCAAGAATAACAGCTTTAGAAAGCTAAGTTTAAAAGGAGAATAAAAATGGCAAATACATACACATGGGACTGCAAAACAGTTGATGTTTACCCAACACATGACAGTCATTCAGACGTTGTTTACAACGTACATTGGCGATTAAACGCAGAGAGCGATCAGCAAGATTCTGAAGGTAATAACTATTCAGCTTCTGTTTATGGTACTCACAGCGTTAATGCAGATGATATATCTAACTTTATACCGTTTGCAGATCTTAACAATAACGTAGTTACTGGTTGGGTTACAACTGGTATGGGTGATGATGAAGTTGCTAATCTTAAATCAGGATTAGATAGCAACATCGACA